CGTCAGGTCGATCACGTCCCCGACCTCGTGCGCCGGGTTCGGGACCATGCTCCACGTCACCGTTTCGGACCCGCCGAGCGACTTCGCGAGGAGCGACGCGGCGGCAGCGTTGGCCTGATCCACAGTCGTGATGAGCGGCGACACGTAGAACCGGGGGACCTGCCCGAACTTGCCGTATCGGTAGGTCGGGGACGTTGGCTCCTCGTCCCATGCCTCGCCCTGCACCGGCGCGGCAAGCGACGAGGACTCCCCGGACGCGATCACCCCGTTATAGGTGGCGTCGGTGTCGATATCGCGGGTGGTGGAGGTCAGCACACGAAACGCGGTCGTGTCGTACACGGCGTCCGGGTCCTCGCTCGGGGTCGCCAGGGACGGAGCGGTCAGCACCGCCACCCCCATCGGGTCGAACGCCAACACCAGCCCGGCAGCCTCCGCGATCCGCTGCGCGTCACGCCACGGGTCAGACGACTCCCCCGCCTCCAGCGCCGACCCACGCGCCGGGTCCAGTCCCAGCACCGCACCAGACACAACGAACGTAGACGACGCGAAGTTCGTGACGACCTGCGGGTAACGGTTCCGGAGAAGGTCCCCGACCACGTCCGTCACGACACCGGAAGGCACCTGATACGGGGCGGTGAAGCGTGCGCGTGCGATCCTGCGCGCCCGGTCATCCCCGGTCACCGTCACCACGTCATCAGCCACACCCGAGCGACTGATCCCGAACACACCGAGCGGCACGAGTTCGTCGGCCCCAGAGTCAAGACGGATCCCCCGGTACAGCGCCAACTCGTTACCGTACGGTGCCAGCAGCGCATTCGGGGAGTCCGGGGTCAGCGCCCCGGTAGGGTCCGCGAACGTGACCGTGCAGGTGCGGCGCGTCGCCCGGTTAGCGTCCACCACCACGGACCCACCAGTCGGGGTCAGGGTGGCGACGACGACACCGTCCGCGAGCACGTCGCAGCGGGTGACGACGCGGTGCGAGTCACGGACTAGCCGGTCGAACTCTGCGGAGGTCGGGAACATTACTCGACCGCCGGGATCGTGACCTCGACGTACTCCAGGGACCAACGCGACCGGGCAGCCGCCGCCGTGCCCTCGATCGTCCGTCCCCGGCCCGTGACCCGCACGTACTCGTGACCACCGAACGGCGACTGAACCAACAGCACGCCCTGATGGTAGGCGAGCGCCTGCACCGCCGCTATCTCCACGGTCCCGGACGTGGCGACGGCGAACGTGCCGTCCTCCCCGTACAGGTCACCCGACACGGCGACGGTGCCGCCGCCGAGGGTGCGGAAGATGCCGACCGTCTCCTCGACCCGGACCTCCGGCGACGCCAGCACACGGACCCCGCCGAGGTTCAGCGCCGGGGTGGTCACCGCCTTGAACCACCAGCGACCGTCCGAGGCCGTGACGGCGGTGGCGACGGTGGACCACGGCGACGACACCGGCACACCCGCGTTGAACGCGTCCGCCCGTGCCCGGTAGCGGGCGGTGATCCCCCGCACCGCCTCGTAGTCCGTCACCGTCGTGTCGTTCGACCCGTTCACGACCAGCGCACCGGCACCCCGCACAAGGGTCCAGGTGGTGCCGCCGTCCATCGAGCGTTCGATCCGGTGTGTCTGCCCGGTCAGCCCACCGGGCAGCGCGGCACCGTCGGAGGTCACCACTACCGCCTGCAGGGTGCTGTTCCACGTCGCCGTGACGGTCGGCGCGGTCGGTGCGGTGAAGGAGGTCGTCCACTGCGCGAACGCGGGGTCCGACTGGATTGTCTGAATGCCCCCGGCGGCGTGCGCGACCCGCACATACGCCCGGTACGTCACGCCGTTCTGCAGCGGCGTGCCGACCGTGACCGTGTCCGTGGTGCCTGATCCGGAGGTTTCCCAGGTCGGGGACGGTGCGTTGTTGAACGGGTCGAACCCACCGGCGGAGTAGGTGGCGGAGTCGTACACCTTCACCCGGTACTGCGTCTGCGGGTCGCCGTCCCCGTCGGCGTACACCCACGAGATATCCGGTAGGGCGGTGCCGGTCGCCGGGGTGTTCACCGTAACCGTCGGCTTGTCGTACACCTCCAGGTCCGTATACGCCTCGTAGAACGTGGCGCGGCGTCCCGCCGTGGTCGCGTTGTCGAAGATGACCTGATATAGCGCGTCGATCTGCGCCTGCGTCAGCGAGCTATCTAGGTCGAACCACGCGGACTCCTGCGTCTGCAGCGGCGCAGCCTGCGCGGACCCTGAGAAGTCCATCCGGGCGAGGATGGTTGCAGAGTCGCGTCGCAACTGAACCGAATAGTCGGCCTGCGCGGGACGCACCACCCGGGCACGGACCCGCACCCGGCCAACGATGGACCCCGTCGGCAGCGTGTACGAGGTCAGCTCAACCGCCAGCGACCGGGACACGGTCGCGTTCGTCCGCTGCACGAACGTTGTGTCACTGTTGTCCGATAGCGCGGTGAACGCGACACCACCGGCACCGGTCACGGTGAAGTCAGCGGCACCGGAACGGTTAGCGTTCGGGCGGAGCGTCTGCACAACACCCACGGGTCTACCTCCGGACCTCTCGGAGCAACCGGTCGAACGCGGCGTCCACCGACTCCTCGACCGCGCGACTGATCGCCGCCCGGTCCTGCGCGGACACGTTGTCCCCGAAGTTCACGACGATGCCTCCACGCTGCACCGTCACATTCGACGCGAGCACACCCCGGGCGGACGCGACGGACTGCCCGAACTGCGACTGTGCGCCGGTCGCACCGATCGCCCCGGCGGTCGCGTTCAACTGCCGATCCAACGACCGGAGTTGCCCGAAGAACCCGGCACCACCGGCGAGGAGCGCGTCCGCGAGTTTGTTCCCGCCGTCCGGCCCCGCGCTAATCACGTCCTGCAGGAACGCGTTCGGCAGCCCGGCCTTACGGAGCCGCGACACCTTCCCGGCGAGCGCCTGGAACAGCGCCAGCCGCTCCTTCAGGTACGACCGGACGCCGTCGGCGGTCACCGGTGCGTCACCGTTCAGGAGGTTGCCGAGCCCTGCACCGCCGCGTAGGTCGGCCTGGATCGACCGGGCCATGTCCACGACCTGCCGGGCCTGATCCTTGAAGCCCGCGAGCTTGTCCCGGGCGGCGTCGATCGCGGCGGACGCGAGCGCACGGGACGCGGCGGCAGCGGACCCCTCCGACTTCCGCAACCCCTCCACGAGGCCAGCGCCCACCATCTTGCCGTAGTAGATGAACAGTTTCGACGGGGACGCGATCCCGAGGGCCTTCTCGACCGGGCCGGGAAGGATCGCCTTCACCCACGCCAGCACCTTGTCCTTCACCCAGTCCTTCATCGACTGGATACCCTCCCAGAGTCCGCGCGCGACGTTCTGACCCACGGACTTGAACGTCTCCCACACCCCGGACACCGTGTTCTTGATGCCCTGCCACACCTTCGACGTGAGCGACGCGACCGCGTTCCATGCCGACCGGATCGCGGCACCGACCGCCTTCACCCCGGCGGTCACCGCGCCCTTGATCTGCGCCCAGTTCTTGATGACGGCGGCGATGATCGCCCCGAGCGGCCCGAGCACGATGGTCAGCAGCAGCGGCCAGTTCTTCCGGACGAACCCGACCACGGCGGACACCGCCGAGGTCACGGTGTTCTTGATCGCGGAAAACGTCTTGGTCGCCGCCTCGCTGATCTTCGACCACACCGCGAGGAGCACCGCCTTGACCTTGTCCCAGTTCTTGATGATGAGGACGACGGCGGCGATGACGGCGGCGACGGCGAGAATCCACGGGTTAGCCATGAGCGCCCGCCCGATCGTGAGCATCGCCATGCCGACCGCACGCGCGGCGGACAGCATCGCCCCAGCAACCGCGCGCCCCATCGCGGCAGCGGCCTGCCCGGTCGCAACGAGCGCCGTCTTGATCCCGGACGCGGCGGCAACGGTCGCCGTTTTCATCCCGGCGAACGCCTTCGACGTGGCCCCGCCGAGGGTGCCCATCACCCCGGACGCCTTCGACGCTGCAGCCTCCGCCGACCGGACACCCTTGACGAAGTTCGACGCGCCCTTGACCGTGCCGGACAGGGTGCTGATCGTGGACCCGACCGCCGTGGTCAGTTTCCCGACGACGAACAGCGCCGGGCCGATCGCGGCGACGGCGGCACCGATCGACACGATGACCTTCTGCGTGGACGGGTCCAGTTGGGAGAACTTGTCCGCGAGCGCCCCGACCTTGTCGGCCAGTGCCACGACGTGCGGGGCGAGTGCTTCACCGATCGCGAGCCCGGCAGTCTCCAGCGACCCCTTCATACGTTCCAGCGCCCCGGCGGTGCCCTTGGTGCGGGCGTCCGCGAGCTTCTGCGCCGCGCCCTGCTCGTACGTCGCCTTGATGAACCCGTGGACGCCCTTGGAGCCCTCATTCATCAGGACGGTGGCGGCACGGGTCGCGTCGGACCCGAAGATCGTGGCGAGCGCCGACGTACGTTGTGCCTCCGAGAGCCCGCCGAGGCCGCGCTGCAACTGCCCCGCGATCTGCGTGACCGACTTGAACGACCCGTCGGCGTTCACGAACTCCAGCCCGTACTTCCGCATCGCGGCGCGGGCGGCGTCCGTCTGCGGCACCAGTCGCGACAGCATCGTTTTCAACGACGTACCGGCGTCGGAACCCTTGATGCCGTTCTGCGCGAACGCGGCCAACACCCCGACGGTGTCGTTCAGGTTCAGCCCGGCGTTCTTCGCCCCGGGCCCGACCTGTGCCAGCGCCTCCGACAGCGACGCCACGGAAGCAGTCGAGGACATGCTGCCACCGGCGAGCGCGTCCGCAACCTTCGACGCCTGCGCCGCCTTCAACCCGAACGCGCCCATAGCCTGCGCCGTCGTGTTCGCGGCGTCCGCGAGCGCCATGCCCTCCGCCGCGGCCAGGGCCATAGTCGCCTGGACACCCCCGCCCGCGATCTGCGCCGGGGTGAACCCGGCCTTCGCGAGGTCCACCATCGCGTTAGCGGCCTCACCGGCAGAGAACGACGTGTCCGCCCCGAGTTGCTTCGCGAGGTCGGACAGCTTCTTGACCTCCGTACCGGACGCGTTAGCAGCGACCTGGAGGGTGTTCATGGACGTTTCGAAGTCGGCCTGCAGCCGGACGGACGCGGCGGCGACACCAACGAGCGGCAGGGTGACGTTCCGGGACAGCGACGCCCCGACCTCAGCGGTCTGCCGACCGACCCCGGCGATAGCCTGCCCGGCGGCGTCCATGTACCCGCCGATCCCGCCACCGGCCCGCTGCGCCGCCTTCTTGAACGACTCCAGGTCCGAAACGGCGGTCTTGAGTTGCCGCCCGTTGTAGGTCGCGATGACCGGGACTGTGATCGCCACTAGATCACCCGCCCGAGCTGCGCGTTCGCCTCCGCGATCGTCTTTTCGACCTCGTCCCGAACCTGCCCCTGGACCTCGTCACGACGCTGATCGGCGGCGTGCCACAGGAGACGACCGGGCGGGCCGAAGTGCCGGTCGAGCACGTCCACGAGCGCCCGCCCCTGCGGCGTCTTGCCGTTCGCGGCGAACTCCACGATCGCGCCCGTCTTGTTGGTCTGCCGGACCACCCAGCCCTTGCGGCCCCGGGCGACCTTGATACCGGCAGCAGCAGCGGACGCCTGCTCCGCGAGCGACGACCGGCCACCGCGACCGTCACTGATCCCGGACAGCCCGACGCCGGTGTCCCGCTGCGCGTCCCGTGCGATCGGCAGGATCGCCCGCCGAACACGCGACTGCAGCTTCCCCGACAGTTTCGGGTCGAGGACGCGTAGGACGTACTGCGCCTCCTGCAGCCCCTCGACGGACACCGCGTAGGACACGGGGGAACCTGCCACGACCACCCCTCCTACCGTCGTCCAACCGCTGCCCGCAGTCTGTCCCGCGCGTCACTCAACCGCTGCTGCCGTGCCCGCTCCCGCTCCCGCTCCTCGACGCGCCGGATCAGTGCGTCGAACACCTCCGGCGGTGCGGCGAGTAGGTCGGTTGGCCCGACACCCGTGGCGAGGACTAGGTCCGCGACCTGCAGGGCGGCGGGCGTCAGGAGTTTCCCGACGCCTCCGGGTCCAGCGGTTCAACTTCGTAGCGTTCCAGCCACGGGTCGAACGCGAGCCCACCGGCTACGTCGTTGCGGGTCGCGGCACGCCACGCGATGAACGCGACGTGTTCCATGTGCGGGTTCTCCGCGAGCGCCCCGGCACCGATCCCGAACTGCCGTTCCATCGCGATGATGTCGGCCTGCCCGGCGACGACGGTAACCGTCTCCTCGGTGGTGTTGTCGGTGATGCTGAACTGCATACGCGCCATAGGTGAACCCCTTCCGTTCGTGGCGTGTGTAGGTGGATCAGTACGAGACGGCGGAGTTCACCAGGGCGGCGGTCACCGGGGAGGTGGTGCCGTCCGACACCGCCATACCGGCGAGCGTCAGGGTGACGTTGCCGCCGGACGGGTCGGCGTCCGGGAAGTCACAGGTGAACGCGACACGGGTACCGGCCAGGGTGAGCGTGTTCGTGCCGTCGGTGAACTGGCACGAGAAGGTGCCGTATACGACGGTCTGCCCGGCGGTGGTCCCGGCGGCGGTCCCGGCGAAGATGGTGCGCCACAACAGGAGGTCGTCCGGGTTCACGTCGAGCGAACACTCGACCTCCTGCCGTCCTTCGAACACGTCGTCCGGGGTGATCGTGCCGGAAACGAGGATCGCTTCCACGTTGTTGCTGATCGTGACCTCGCCGCCGAGAATCTTCGCGGTCGCAGCGGTGCCGCCTGCACCGTCCACGTCCACGGTGAAGGTGCCACCGCACGGGCGCATGTACGTGGCAGCGGCCTCGTCCGTGGTGGTGGTGTACGCGGCACCGAGGACCGTGGCGACGGTGCCGGTGCCCGACACGGACACCTCCAGCGGTTCGTTCCCGGTCCAGGAGAACCCGAGCGAGTCGAGCTTCACGTCCTGCACGCGGGAGAACTGCCCGCCGAAGGTGCCGAAGGTGGTCAGGTACGGGAGCGCGCTCGCGAGGGAGAACGTGTGGGTGTACGGGCCGGTGCCGGAGGTGACGACGCCACCGAGGGCACCGAGGAGCCACATGCCGACCGAACGCGGGTGCGCCCGCGTGGTGAAGTCGATCCCGGGCACGACACTGTTCCGGTTGATCGCCACGGAGGCGCGGACACCGGAGGTGTGGTCCTCCATCTCCTGATCGACCTCGACCTCCATCACACCGCCGTCGGTGAGGCCGTGCCCGTAGGTTGCCGTGGTGATCGCGGTGCCCCGGGCGGTCTGCTTGGCGACGCCGACGGTTGCGAGTGCGGACTGCAGGGTCATGGTCAGTTCTCCTTGGTGTCCGCCGTGGCGGTTTCGTCGGTGTCAGTTGTGCGGGTACGGGTGCGGCGCGCGGGCTCCGGTTCCGGGTCGGCCACGGTGGCGGCACCGGCACCGAGGAGGAACGCCAGGACGCGCGGGTCGAGGTCGTCCGGTGCGGGTCCAGCCTTCACGGCGAACTCCAGCAGTTCACCGTTCTCGACGGCGAACGACCCGGACACGTCAGCGGTGATGATCGCGCTCATGGGTTCAGTGTTCCCCCGGTGTCACTCGCCTACGGTGGCGCGGCAGCGCACCACGAGGGTGAGCGCGGCGGCACGGGACCGGTTGTCCCCGGCGGTCGATTCTTCCAACTCCGCCCGTTCGATCCGGGCGGACAGCAGCAGCCCACCGAAGCACGCCGAGGAGTTGATCCGGTCCTCGATCACCGTTGCCATATCGCGGAGCTGATCCCGGGCGTCCCGGTAGGTGCCGCCCTTCCACACGACCAGGCAATGCACCGCGAGGAGGTACGACTCGTCCCGGGCGACGAACCCGGAGTACTTGTCCTCGTACGTCCAGTCCTCGACCTCGCCGGACACCCACACCTGCCGGGGACCGGTGAGCGCGTTCGGGTAGCCGAAGGATCGGGTGATCTTGGCGAACTCCGGGATCGTGTCGATCAGGTTGAACAGGTAGTCCTGCGCGGCCCACACGGTTGTGTTCTGCATGACGGGTCAGCCGATCCGGGGACGGCGGCGACCGTGCA